TTTAGCGGCAGAGAGGTTAAGTAGATCGCTCATTGTTGTATCCGAATCTGGAGTTTCGCCTTCTTGGGTCTCTCCGTCGTAGAAGTTGAATAGGTGCTTAAGTGCCGAGAGAAGGGTCTCGATACTGTCGCGCTCATCTGATCCGGAGTCTGCCATTTCGCCGGCTTCGGTAATGATTAGCTGAGCTAAAGCTTTACGAGCCGTGTCGTAAGAGGCTTGGTCGAATTTAACCAAGTCTCCGCTTACGGACTTCTCGTACATTTCCATAATGGTATCAATTACGGGAGATTTCTTCACGTTCCACGCCTCCGGGAGTTGATCGACTGCGCCTAGTGCGCGAGCGCGAGTAATAATGTGTTGCTTAACCTTCGCCGGATCCTTAGCGCGTCCGAAAGATTGGATAGCGTTCTTAAGATCGGCTACGGTCTTAATAGGGTAAGAGCCGTCAGGTAGTGCCGCTCCTCGAGCTGCTAGAGCTTCGCGCTCTTTAGGAGAGACTTCGCGCTTCTCTACGCTTTCGATTAGCTCTTCAACCTGAGTAAGAGTTGATTCTCCGCCTACGCTCTTAGCTAGTACGAGCTGGCAGGTAGGGTTAGCCGGACGATCTACGAGGGAGACTTCTACGATCTGACCGTCAATGATTCGCCCGTTGGCAGCCTTATTATCCCGGACTACTCGAGGAGATTTAATTCCTATTGAGAATCCTTTAAGAACCTTAGCCTCGACCTTCTTAACAGAAGTAGGATCGACAACGTGACCGCGAATATAGTAACCGTCAGCTTTAGTTTCGAGTTCAGTAGCGACTCCTGCCGCGATCGAAGAGTGTTGCTCACGGATATTGCCTCCTGACTTAAACCACTCCGGCATAGCTTTACCTAGCCACTCGTTATCGCAAATCTGTTGGTCGATATCGAGATCATCGCTAGTAGCTTTTCCGTAAACGGTAATCGTGCCGTCGTCGTTCTTATCGTATTTAATAATTTCCGCGTACGAGGTAGCGAAGTCCTGTGCCATATTTGTTTTCTCCCTGTTTAGTTTAGAAGCGACACTCTCAGCCCAAGACTTTCCAGCGTCTCCACCCCAAGCGTCCCAAGCTACTCGCCCGGGGGAAGGGAATCCTTTTTCACCTTGCGTAAATCCTTCTGCCTTTTTATCTACTTCGTGACGAGCGAAGAAGCTCACCATACGCATAATGGTATCGCGTGAGATTCCTTCGCGTCTTGAAAGTTGTCCTGCTCTAGTACGACCCGCGCTAGTAAATCCGCTCCCGGCTTTACCGTCTGCGATCCATTGAAGAGCGCGTTTAGCTGCGCTCGCTACCGAAGCCGGAGGTACGAAGGTCTCTGACATATTTAGTTATTAAGCCGAGTAGATAACTGATACTGCGCCGGTTGCGGTTCCTGCTGCTGATACGGCGTAAAGAGTGTCGTTACCGCGTAGCCAAATTTGTACGCTTGCGTTTGCTGCTAAATTTTGTCCGCCGTTAATTCCGACAGTATTAGTTACCGCGCTATCACCTAAGAAAACACCAGCACTATCGCGGTTATTAACTTGTACGGCAACGTATCCAACTCCGTTAGGTAAGGTTACGAGAGGAGTAGGAGTAGTACCTACTGTAATGTTTAAGTGATTTAGCGCCATAGTGATTTCCTTTTCTAAAGGTTATGAGTAGATTGTAATGCTTTCGTCTTAGGCTTGCTTGGCTTATCCGGAGCGAAGGTCGCGTAGGTATCGCCTTCACCGTCGTCGTAGTTATTATTTAGACCGTTATCCGCTAATCCGGTTCCAATAGATCCGGCGAGTATTCCGGACATAAAGTCAGAGTTACTATTACCGTAATCCGAAAGCGAATCTAGAGTTACATTATCCGGAATAATCGCTATTAAGGTACAGACGCAATTAGGGTGCGCCGGAGGTTGAGTTAGTCCGTCGCCGGAGGGGAATTCTTCTCCGAGGTTCGTCTGTTCTCCGTCGAGATCGACACAGATACATTTATCGGGAGCGACCGCCGACCACTCGACCGTCTCGACTCCCATTTGAGAATAAGTATCAGTAAGAGCAGCGTTAGAAGCACGAGTACCTTCCGTTCTAGCGATCGTTAAAGCTCGAGGGGTAGATCCGAGCGCGTCGTTAATCATAGAAGCGATCTGCTTAGACGGTAGACCCTTCGATAATCCGTTAGCTAAAGTATTACCGAGTACGTCATAAGTAGTCTGATTTATAGATTTAATCGTTACTCCGGACTTATCGAGTAAACTCTTTAGACCGCCGGAAGGCGATACGAGAGCTGCGGCAGTACGGTTTCCCGGTTGCCACGTAGACCAATCGACGGATAAATTAGCGCTCTTACGAGCTTTAACGGAGCGATAAACGTAATCCTCCGCCGAAGCCTGACCTATAACGTAGTTCTCCGCGTAGATTCGAGCGAAGATCGGGGTAAGGCTAGAGCTATCTAAGTTTACGGAGTGCATAGCCCAAGCTCGAGCGCGAGCGCGATCCTGAGTTAGTACCCCTGCCGTCGGGTGGGTATGAAGGTAATCGAGGACGACCTTCGTAGGATCGACGGATTGGAGGAGCGCAGCGCGGATCTTGATAGCGTGCTTAGCAGCGACGCGCTCGATTAGCGGTAAATGCGCTCCCCACTTCACCACGCTTTATAAGCCTTAGCGAGAGACTTCATAGTGTCGATATCGTTATCCGCGTAGCAACGGTTTAGAGCGTCGCCTACGATCGGATCAAGATACTTAAACTCGAAGTGACGGGTACGATCCCAAGGACGCTTAGCCCACTTAAGGAAGTCGTTTACCTCGAGAGCGGAGAGCTTTCCGATATTAGGCTTACCTAGCCATACCGGTACTTGATCCATACCGAGGAGCCACATAGCAAAGAGGCGGTGGTGTCCGTCTACGATAATCTGCTTTTCGCCGTCGTCGTATACGAGCGGATAACCGCGATAAGGCGTTAGAGCTTGACCCATAGACTCGATATGGTCGGCTACGTTCGAGCGGTCTAGCCCGGTATCCGTACCGTAAAGGTCTTTAACATTTACGAGAGTTAGCTGAGCCTTCTCCCATACGTCGGGATCTACCGGGTAATCGCCGTCCTGCGTAGGGACTACTGGCCAAGGACTAGCTACCGAATCGGCTAGCTCTTCCGGGCTATCGGAAGTCGGGTGATCTCCGGCTGCGTTAGGGAGGATATGAAGCTTAGATAGCGCGTCTTTTACTTCGGACTTAGACGGGACTCCGGCTTTATCTTTTGAGCCGGAATTAGGGAGAGGGTTAGTCTCGCTAGGTAAAGGTTGTGAGGTTTCCGCCGGAGGGGTGTTAGGTTTTTCGGAATTAGTATTAGGTTTTTCCGAAGGAGTATTAGGTTTCGGAGCCGGGTGATCTGTCGAGTCCGGAGCGGTTGAGGCGATCGGATCGGTCTCGCTATCTACGTTCTCCGGAGCGCCGGTAGAAGTAGCTACGTTAATAATTCCGTCAGGAGAGAAGATATAAACCGATTGTCCGGCTACGAGCATAGGTTGATCGGCTGCCGGGGTATCGAGAAGAGGTAGACCGAGTTCGCTACGACGCTCGTTAATAGTCTTAGTAGCTCCGCGTAGTTCGAGGTCAGCCTTCTTAGCTGCTTCCTCGTTATCGCGGATTTCGTTAATCATAAACTTAAACTCTAGCTCGCGTGGCATTTTGAGATAGGTATAAGAGATATTAGTAATCATCTCGGAGATCCACTTAACGAGAGGAGCTACGCCAATCGTTTGTGCCGCTTCCGCTTCGCCTTGCTGATGACCGCTAGCGCCTAGACCGCCTTTAGAGCTAAAGCCGATTTCGGTAGGTAGTACGCCGAAGTGACCGGTAATAGATTCGAGGAGGTAGTGGTCGAGAGTGTCCTTAAACTTCTCGCCGTAGCCTTCGTACATCTGAGGCTTAAGACCGGCAGGAAGGATAAGCGCTCGCTTACGTTGTTCGGTCTGACCGGCGAGGTTATCGTTAATGATATTTTCATACTGACGCATTACGAGAGGATCGTTACCGAAGTCTGCGTCAGAGGTCAACATCATCTCCGGAGTAACGCCGTCGGTATATTCGGCGCGTAGCCATTGCTGACGACGTAGGTAAAGGTCTGCGATAGGTAAGCAACGCTCGACCGGAGAAGATCCGTATACCGAGTTAGCGCGTCGATTACGTACGAAGTAGCTTAGATCGTCTGCGGTAAATTCGCCGTCGGCTTGAGGATCGTCGCTATTAACTTGAAATTCCGAGCGAGGGAATCCGTAGAGGATCTGTTGGTAAGCAGCTTGAGGCGCTGCGGGACGCATACCGCGTTCGTCAAGAAGAGGCTTAATAGTAGAGCCGTCTAATACTTGGAAGCCGTATAAATCTCCGCCTACTGTTTTCTGCGGCCAAATAGCCCACGCGTCAAGTACGAGAATCTCCTCGAGACTCATCATAATCCAGTCCATAAAGGTTAGACCGTTAGAGCGATCCGGGTTCTCCCAAAACTTGCGAAGTCGGTAAATCTCGTCGGAGAATTTATCTCGAGCAGTAGACATAGCGCGTACGTGATCTCCGCCAATTTCGGCGATAATCTTTTCTGACGCGTCCTCCGCGATTACGATATCCCAATCAAGAGATGAAATTTTATTCTTTAATACTTCGATACAACGACGGACAATATCAATCTGCTCTGCTGCTCCGCGAAGAGTCTTAAACTGAACGAGCTTTTGCTCTGTTCCGATATTTAGGTTTTGTGCTACCTGATATTCGTAACGGCGAGGATCGGCGCGACCGTCTTCACGAAGCGGGTTAATCGCTCCCGGAAGGATCGGCATACCGGGACCAAAGGGTACGCCCGCCATAAG